CTGGTTCTTACATTGAGTAATCAATAACTCATCTGCTTCCTGTTGAGTGATGGTATCACCCATATGGAATGGTGATCCATCCTTCTTACGGGTAGTTCCCCAACCTATGGTGATTGGAAGTCCACCCGAGAGAGGATCTGGGTATGCTTTGAGATGACATCCTTCAAACTCTTTGATAAGTTTGAGACCAGTCATGGGCATATCATCACCATCCGTTACAGGAGATGCAGGAGCAGATGCTGGTGCAGCACTATTCTTTTTTCCTCTATAAATCTCTGCCCAATCTACATTATCCTCAAGATACTTGACAGGTAGGTTATCTTCTAACCACTGAATTGCTTTAATATGATTGGGGTTCTTCTCGTCATAAAACTTGAAGAAGTTGTGTAAATCTATTCTTGCCATTGGGTTTCTCCTTATGTATTAATCGAAAATGCGACCCCAACCATCGCTGCCACCTGGGCACCAACGATGCTTAAGAACTGCTTTGGTATAAATGGTCTTCTTACCATTTTCTACTGGTCCAGTATAGTTATCATTTAACGAACCATAAGGATCGTTAACATAATATCCTTTACCATCTGGTGTCTTACCAATGACTACACACATGTGCCCACCAGTAGGTGCAGAAAGAGAACCCCTGTGAAGAATACCAATAACAACAGGTTTCCCAGCATCGAGACTTTTATCAATATCAGAGAAAGAAAGATTGTAACTAAAGTGTGACTTAGCACCATAACCTTGTAGAACACGGGTCTGAACCGCATGATCTGTTGTATCACCAATTGCAAATACTTTCTTAACATACTCATCATCACCGTTAATGCTTCCAGGTTTGAGGAAAGCAAGGCACATAGCACACGACGAAGAGTTGCAAGTTCTTTGTGCATCTCTATAGTTGTCTACTTGATTAAAGTAAGGAACCGCCAATACTGATGGAGTTGGGGGTTTTGTTCTGAACATTCCTATCCATTCAGTTTCAGAATCGTCCATGAACTGAGCAGGAAGATTATCCTCTAACCATTGAACTGCTGCTGCATGGTTTGAATTCTTATCATCATAATACTTAAAAAAGTTATGAAGATCTAAGGTCATTTTCTTCTCCTATAAATTCTAATGAAAAAATATCATGATCAGAAATATTTGGATTCAACCATTCACTAAATTCTGATTGAATTGCCTGGGCATCTCTATAATCCTTTTGTTCACAGAGAGAATGAATACGATCAACCGCCCAATCATGTGAAGTCCGAAGGGTCTGTTCCAAGGTAACCATCAAAATAATCCTTCCTAAAATATCTGGAGAGTATGTTACTATTATAGTACGCAGGAATCCCAGAGTCAAGTGCTTCGGTCAGTACATTATTTAGGAAAAGTTGTCGTGTTTCTTCAAAATTACACTTACCTTTAGTCTTATGTAATGATATTATTTTTCTTTCAAAACATTCTTTACCGTATTTTATTACATCCTCTTTAAGTTCTGGACAAGATCCATAATACTTTTTCCAATCAGACTCTGATTTAACCTTTCTTTTTTTACCGGGGGGAGTTCTGAACGACCACAGGTATTTGCGTCCTATGTAACTTCTACCGGTGATCTTAGAGTGAATATGATATACAAATCCGAAATAATCTTCTATATGATCTGATTCGAATATTTCCCCATTGAATTTCCATGGGTTCTCATAACTCATATAGTAGTCTTATAGTAGCTACTATTTATCTTTAACCGGGACAAACCTAGTCTATAGACATTTTACATTTTTGTCAAGGGGTTGATAAATACTCAATAAAGATATATACTAGAAATGTCGATATATGTAAAAAATCTTGTTATTGATACTAGTTCTGATTTTTCAGAAGAACTTGACTTAATCCAGACTGCTGGGAGTGCCGTCAACCTAACTGGATTTAGTGCAGTTGCTCATATGAGAAAAACTCCAGAGAGTTCAAGTTATGTTGGGTTTGGAATATCATTTATTGATCGTTCAAATGGAAAATTAGTAATATCATTAGGAAGTACGGTAAATTCTACCCTCAAAGGTGGAAGATACGTATATGATTTAATGCTAATTAAATCGGATTCAACCAAATCAATTGTCGTAGAAGGAACTGTTTTAGTGAGAGTTGGTATTTCAACAGGGTGCTTCTAATAAATATTCATACAAAGTATAAAAGTAATAATGACCGTTTATATAAGCAATTTAGTAATACATACTGGAACAGATTTTGAACAGGTTTTTGTATTGGAGAGTGAGGCAAGTAATAGTGCTTTGAATTTGAATGGATATACTGGATGTGCTAAATTAAAAAAATATGAAAAATCCATATCTTCTGGGTCGTTCATAGTAAATTTTACAAATAGACAACTTGGAAAAGTAAAAATTTCTATGGCGTCTACAGTTACGGAAGAATTAAAACCTGGGAAATATTTTTATGATTTACTTTTAAATAATGGCAATTCCATTCAAAGAGTGGTTGAAGGTACGGTATTAGTTAAAAAGGCAGTTACACAGATATAAAAAAAAGCACCCTTGTGGGTGCTTTGGATTATGTTAAATTCTTATCAACCTTTCTTTTCTGGCATTCTAGCACCAGTTTTATGCCTTTCAGTACCAGCAGAATCTCTATAGGTTTCACTTTCTCTTCTTGGTGTTACATAACCCACACCAGGAACATTGCCAGTTTGTCCTTTTGCTCTTGCTTCATTTCTTGCTGCTGCTCTTTGTGCTGCTCTCTTACGATTTTTATCGTAGTTGTCACCTTCCTCAAGAACTTCTTCGACAATATCACCAATCATCTCAGCATCCATCTCGGTCATAATGTATTGTGCCTCCGCAACGGTCTCTGCATGACCCTGTGAGAGGAGATACTCAAGCACAAGATCATAAGCATCATACTCATAGGATGCTTTAATATCGACCGGTTTTTTGCTTGCTGCAAGCTTATCATTTTGAGGAACAACACTACCGGAAGCAGCAGCAGAGTTACTACCAGCAGCATTAGTTGCTTGCGAGGTGGTTGCTGGTTTGAATTGTGAAGAACCCATAGCAGGCATTTCTGCTGCTCTTTGTCCAAGGCTAGGAGTTGCTTCTGGCTTATCTGCAGGAGCAGGAAGACTTGATTTCATATCCTTCATAAGAGGATTAGTTGTTGCACTGGTTCCTCTTGTACGATCTCTTTCAGCAGATGCGGCAGCAAGTTTTGGATTTGCCTTTGCCCACTGATCCATCGCAGAACCTGCTGGTTTTGCGGTTGCTGCTGGTTTGGTAGGAATGACCTTAGGACCATTGTCTCCGGGAGGACGAGCACCAGCACCACCAGGAGGTGTATTACCGGCACCAGACCCAGCACCGGCACCAGGAGGTGTAGTACCGGCACCCGCTTTCTGGCGCGAATTACGTGCTGCAAGGGCATCATTATAATTTGCATACATCTTACCATCAGAAGATGACTTATATTTTGAAGGTGATGTATTACCTTCTCCACCTCTAATATCAGCAAGTCCAGGTGCCGCGTTTTGTGGCCTGGCAAATTTTGATTTGTAATCGGTAGATGAAGGGGAACTTGCTGGTTTATCGCTTCCCTGACCAGTTACTAACCCCTTTGCAAAACTCAATCCAGCCCTTGATGGGGCAGATATATTTCTGGTAATTGCATTACCTGCTCTAGCAAGTGGATTTTTAGATGTTGTTTCTTGTCCTGCAAGTCCTTTAAGTTGAGATCCTGCTACATCGGCATAACCTTTGGCAACACCTTTCACAGCATTAAAATAGGATCCAGCAGCTTTACCGATTGTTTTTCTAGCAGAAACACCAGCATCGGACGCATCCTCATCCAATACTTCCTGTTCTCCATGAACTGCATTCTCATACAGATATGCAATCTCATTCAATTTGCTAAAAGAAAGTGTCATCTTGCTAATACGTTTTACTTTTCTTTTATTTATAAAAAAAGAGGGTCCGAAGACCCTCTTTATTAAAGTTTTATAAATCTACCATTAGAATCTCGTGGTAATGGTGTTCTTTTTCTTTCTGCCCAAACTTTTTTCATAGACTCACGTTTTCTTTCAATTTCTTCTGGAGTTTGTTTTCCAGGTCTTCCTTTTCTGTGAGATGAATTAGAAGACTTTTCCCTTATCTCAGGTGTTCTTTGATATGGAGTGTATAATGACTTATATTGTTTTGGTGGATTATCCCCACCATCAGTTTTATTTTCTAATATTCCAGTTCCATTATTCAATCTTCCCCATTTTTCTATCAAGTCAATTTCTTCAAGTAAAGCAGTTTTTTCATCAACATCTTTTAGAGGAAAAATAACTCTTTCTGGAGGAGGGACTTTCACACTATGAGACTTTTGTTTCCATCTATTATCCTTCCCCTTACCCACATAATAAGGAGTTCCATTTTCTTTTAGATAAACATAAACATAATATT